GACCTTTGTACCTCTCCGTTCTACGATACGAATATGCAACATTTTGTGAACTATGCGGTAGATTACTGGGACGCCCTGTCGGAACTCCGTAGTCCCACGCGTATGTTCCGTGAGTCTCTATTTGAGGAATACGGACTACCGAAGTCAGCTATTAAGTTCTCGATCTATACGGGTATGCACCCCGGTACTCTAAGTGATATTGAAACTGCTAAGACTGACTGGGCTGGGGCTGCTGCGTTCATTCACGTACTACGTACTAACCTTGGCGTACCGGGTTCGTACATTACCCAACTCGGTATCCTTCACGATCAGTATTTCATGCGGAAGGTACATTAATGACTAAGGACGTTAGCCGCTCGGCGAAAATGGCTATCTTTAACCTTGGGGATGACGTTCCCGCTACTAGTACCACGGTTGAGGTATATCCTAAAGAGCACACAACTGTAGCCCTAGCCTTCATCGAGACTTACTATCAGACGAACGGTGGGAAGATTCCCACTCTAGCAGATATGGAGTTCATGCGTGCTTATGGATATGGAGACAAACGTCTCACTAAGCTCTTACAGTCAGACGCGATATATAACGGACTCGCCAAGAGGGGCATCGCGTGGCCGAAACCATACGACCCAGCAAGAGTCCAAGTTATCACTCTACTTAGCCCTCAGCAGCAGCATGCTGTGCTTATCGTTACCGACCCTACTCGGAGTGATAATCTGCGTAAAAGGCTAGAACTAGTTGGTATCACGTATCAGACGTGGCGTAACTGGATGAAGCAGCCGGCATTTGCTAACGCAGTACGGGCCCTGTCGGAAGATGTTATTCAGGACTCTATGGCATCGGTACATACTAGCATGGCCGCGAAGGCTATGGCTGGGGACGTTAGTGCTGCACGTCTAGTTTACGAACTTACCGGGCGGCACGATCCGAGTAAGCAGCAAATGATTGATCTAACACGGATCGTTGGGCTACTATTGGAATCGTTGACAAGGCACGTCACGGACCCCCTTATTCTGAAAAATCTAGGCAATGACCTCGATATTATTCTATCAGGTGATACGCCACAGATTGAAGGACCACAGGCTGACTTCTCGTTTGTATCGCAAATCGTGGATGCAGTAGTGGTACCGGACGACAGTGCTCAGAACCCGGCGCAGACTAACTCTGACGGTACTGAGGAATCTGTAGTGCCAGAACGTGCTGAGCCGACAGAGGCTAAGCGCGATGCCAATAACCTTCCCGACGGTTTCTTTAACGTATAAGGACGTGTTAGTATGAGTAGCGGAACTACTCCAATCCTTGGGCTCCACACCTACAATAACCTCGACGATATGGATTACAACGAGGTTACTGCTGATAATATCCAGATCGATACGCTCCCGCCGACCTCCTGCTTGTCTAGTGCACGTCCTAGCACTAACCTTTACACTGGCCGCTATATCTGGGAGACAGATACCAAGCGTATCCGTATGTGGAACGGTTCGGCATGGATGCTCATTAGCAACACTAGTGACGACACGGGCTGGATTCTGTGCCCCATTAGGGCTACGTTCGCTGCAATGGCTGGTGTCGAAGCACTAAGGGTACGGCGTATCGGTAATACAGTATGGTGTAAGGGTGGAGTTCTCAACAACGGCCTATCAGCTAGCGGTACGTTTGGCGTAGCCGATCTCCCAGCGGCTGTCGGTGGCGTTACTTTCGCACCGCCTGAGAACGATATTCGTGCTGCTGGTGTTGCTTCCGCCGCACTTTCCGGTGTCATGTTTGTACGTGGTGACGGTGTTTTTGAACTACGTACCGGTGCCACACTTTCAAACTACTACAAGGCAGAGAGAAGTTGGCTGATCGACTAATGGCTGATGAACCGAAGATTGCGAAGCACGCAGAATCTGATAAGCCGCAGGCTAAGGAAGTTGCTAACTTTCACACGCACGCGGACACGGACGGTAGCCCCAAGGCGCTACACCACACATTAGGACCGACACAGAATCAGGCAGCAGCGGGTAACCATTCTCACGATGGTGGACAATCCACGAAGCTAACTAGTCTCATGGAGGATATCACCGTAAGCGGTTCGCGTGGTGGTAACGCTGCGCTAACTAGCCTCCTGTCGGCTCTCGCCAGTAACTTTGGCCTAAAGGATACGACGACCCCATAATGGCTAAGCAGAAACCACTCAACCTGTCGGAACTTACCGAGACGATTAAGAACGGACTCGTCGATCAGGCGCTCCGTCCTAACGTATACGGTTATAAGCCTCACGCTAAGCAGTTCAAGTTCCATACTAGCGAGGCTCATACAAGGCTGTATATCGGAGGTAACCGTAGCGGTAAGACTGTTGGTGGCGCTGTCGAGTCTGTTTATTGGCTAATGAAGCAGCACCCGTATAGGCGTCTACCGCTTCCAGAAGGTCCCGTAAGAGGCCGTGGAGTAGCGGTTGACTTCAATTACGGTGTGGATATGATTATGCTACCGGAACTATCTCGGTGGCTACCGCCTAGTGCGCTTAAGAATGGGTCTTGGGAGGACTCCTATGACAAAGAACACAGAACGCTTACCTTGGCAAACAAAAGTTTTATGGAGTTCCGCTCCTACGATCAGGACCTTGAAAAGTTTGCAGGAACATCGCGACACTTTACGTGGTATGACGAAGAGCCACCCAAGCATATTTTCAACGAATCTCAAGCGCGCCTTATCGACACGAACGGATACGCATGGCTTACCATGACTCCCGTTGAGGGTATGTCGTGGGTCTATGGCGATCTTTACGTGCCGGGTACTGAGGGAAAGAATCCCGATATCTCTGTTATCGAAATTGAAATGACAGAGAACCCGCATATTAGTAAGGAAGCGTCTGAGCGTTATCTTAGCACGCTATCTCCTGACGAAAGAAAGGCGCGTGAACGCGGTGAGTTCGTATCTGTTGGTGGCCGTGTCTTTAAAGAGTTCTCGCCTTCCGTTCACGTTGTCAGTGCGGCGCTCCCGCCGAAGCACTGGGAATGGTATCTCTCGCTTGATCACGGTTTTAATAATCCCACCGCCGTCCTCTGGCACGCGGTATCCCCACAAAATACTATCTTCACGTTTGCTGAGCATTATCGCTCTGAAATGACGGTACCGGAGCACTCGCAGATTATCCATGAGCGAAACGCAGCCTACGGAAAGCAGCCAGATTACTGGATCGGCGATCCCGCTATCAACCAGCGACAAGGTGTTACTGGAACGAGCATTAAGCAGGAATACGCGGATCGGGGCATCTTTCTTGCTGACGGAAACAATGATGTACTATCTGGCGTCAATAGAATGGTACAGTACCTTCGTGTCGACCCCGAACTCGGATACCCGCGATGGTTGATTGCTGAGAACTGCGTTAACCTTATTGACGAGATGCGTATGCTCCGTTGGAAAACTCACACGTCACGTAAGGCTCAGTTCGAGAATAATAAGCAGGAGCAGATTCACAAGAAGAATGACCACGCTTGTGACAGTTGCCGCTATTTCTTCTCGTTTATGCCTGATCTAACACCTCAAATGCCGACTGGAAATGATCTAGCAGAATTGCAGCGAAAGCACGCTACTACGCTAGGTGCAGTCAACGGTGTTGCTTATCCGGTACCACACGCTAATGAGCCTATGGCTGGATCATGGGAAGAACTCATGGCTATCAGCGAGGCGACTCGTATTGACGATCCGCTAAAAACCGCTTGGGACACGAATATCGGATACGACTATAACACGTAAATGCATTGCGTGCGTTAGTTCAGTGCCATATACTGATAATGTCATCAGGGAGAGCCCCCTGTGTGCAAACAAGGAGATATAAAATGGGTGACACTACCCCACTTTTTAACCCGAATGACGGCCTTACTGGCCGCAACGGTGGGCCTTATCTTGATGAGGTTCAGGCGCAGCAGGACGAGGTTCGTCGTGCTAAGGTTGAGGGCCGAGAGCCTAACCTAGATAACCCCGGTGCTAACGCGGGTATTCAGCTATCTACGGCAGCGCAGATGCTACATACTCTCAACGTTAACAACAACCCGTCTATGGGTATTGCTACGAGCGATGCTCTAGCCAAGGCTTACTTTGACTCGTCTGAGTCTCAGGACGACAACGCGCTTACGGCGCGTGTTTTCGATGAGATTCCCGACACGTCTAAGCAGCCGACGCTACAGGACCTCGACGAAGTTACGTTTAACTCCACCGACCCTAACGCTCCCTCGTCTGACGTAGAGGGTGACAAGGATAAGGGCGAGCCTGACGTTACGCTCGTCGGTCCTGATGGTAAGGACGAGGACGCCGTAAAGGGCGACAAGGATAACGGTAAGGCTACCGCCACGGTTGCTAAGGCCGCAGACAGCAAGACCACCTCCACCAAGAAGTAAGGTTAGTATTATGACTGTCCCGTCTGTAGCAGAGAATGTTGCTTCTCGGTTTAAGTTGTATGAGCGCCCCGTCCTGAGTCCGGGTAAGTGTGCGGTGTGTGGGAGCGTCCACCGTGCAGTGCTAGATTTCGGACTTAATCTCGCGCGTTATGGTGCGGTAATGCTATGCGAGGACTGCGTTTGTGAGGCCGCAGAAAGGTTCGGTATGGTTCGCCCGGCTGAACTAGAGGATGCAACGCTACAGACGGGACAGTCTGTGGAAGAATATCTGACCCTCCACAATCTTAAGGTAGTTACTAATGAACTCTACGACGCTTTCTCTGTGGCTTTCGGTGTGTTTTCTACTGTTTCTCTGCCTGATTTTAGCGATTACGCTGATAGTAGTGTGGGGCCAGTGGCGGAAGGAACAGAAGAAGTACGAGGACAACTTCAACTTGTATTCGCAGACGGTGAATCGGACGATTCAAAGCCTGACGGAGACGACGAAGCATTCCACCTCTGAGTTTAATCGCACTATTAGCCGAGCGCAGTCACTAATTGCAGCCGGCGACCCCTTATCTTTCCAGCAGATCGAGGCTATGACTGAGGCCCCTGTCGGAGAACAACTTCCGCAGGAACTTGGAGAATACGCCGATGCTCTGCGTGAGGCCGAAACTCGTGGATTTGTTTATAATCCAGATGATCTAGAGGATCTGACTTATGACGCAGACAGTATCAAGGACTTCATCGAAGGGGTCGGGGCCTCTCGTGGATTCCAAAATGGCGGCGGGAACTTCTTCAACAACCACGTCTGAGTCTCAGGATATCCTTGCCGAGTTTCAGAAGGTTAAGGAAGGTAAGGACCTCGTAGCGTGGATTAACGGTAATTACGAGAAGGCTAAGAGTGACCGTATGCGTTTTGAGCGCCAGTGGGCGCTTAATATGGCATTCTTTAGCGGCAAGCAGTATATGCAGTACATGCCTGCACAGGCCGGTAACGCGGTTGCTGGCCGTCTTTTTGTACCCCCTGCACCTTCATGGGCTATCCGTTCTATCACTAACCGTATCCGTCCTATCATTCGTACCGAACTAGCGAGGCTTACGAGTAACAAGCCTAATGCTAGTGTAGTCCCAGCTAGTTCCGAGGACGCTGACCTATTTGCCGCACAGGCTGCTGAGCAGATTTGGGAAGCAATCTACAATGGTAAGAAGATTCACGACAAGTTCATCCAGACGATGTTCTGGATGTGTATTTGCGGCACCGCCTTTATTAAGGACTGGTGGGACGACAACGCTTATGATAACGTAACGAAGAAGCCCGGCTCCATTATGTACGGCGTGGTAACGCCGTACCACATCTACATTCCCGATATCATGGAAACTGATATCGAGGCTCAACCGTGGGTTATCAACGCTTACACCAAGTCTGTAGAGTTCGTTAAGACGACCTTTCAGAAGGACGTAGTTCCGACAGTCAACGAGGCTAAGAGTCCGTTTGACAACGCGATGCTACAGACAATGGGTGGAAAGAATGAGGCTAAGCCGGACTCGGTACTAGTTATCGAAGCATGGATTAAGCCCGGTACCTACGGTATCTTCCCTGAGGGTGCTCTAGTTACAATTGCTGGCGATCAGATTCTGCAACTAGAGGAAAAGTGGCCGTTTAGCCACAAGGAATACCCGTTTACTAAGTTCGATCACATTCCGACAGGAATGTTTTGGTCTGAATCTGTCATCACGGACCTTATCGGGCCGCAGCGTGAGTATAACCGCACGAAGAATCAGATCATCGAATCCAAGAACCGTATGTCTAAGCCTCAACTAGCAGCGCCTAAGGGTGCTGTCGAGGCTCGTAAGATTACGTCAGAGCCGGGTCTACTCATCGAGTATAAGCCCGGTCTAGCAGCGCCTAGCCCCATCCCGCTACAGAATCTCCCGTCTTACGTTCTACAGCAACTAGACCGCGAGATTAGCGATATGGAAGATATCTCATCGCAGCACCAAGTGTCACGCGGTGAGAATCCCGGCGGTGGAGTAACCGCTGCTACCGCTATTTCATTCCTTCAAGAGCGTGACGATTCTCTTATGACGACTGCGTATCAGTCAGTAGAGAGTGGTTATGAGAAGATTGCTAGACACACTATTAGTCACGTTGTGGAACACTGGGACGTTCCGCGTACTGTTAGCGTTACTGGTGTCGACGGCTCTTTTGATTCTGTTGCTCTTAAGGGTACTGAACTAAGCAGCGGTACTGATATTCGTATGGAGGCCGGTTCTGCCCTGCCTACTTCTAAGGCTGCCAAGCAGGCATTCCTTATGGAGATCATGAAGATGGGTTGGATTGATCCTACTAAGGGTCTAGAACTCATGGATATGGGCGGCATCGATAAACTGTACGACGAACTTAAGATTGATGAGCGGCAGGCTCAGCGTGAAAACCTGCGTATGTCTCGCCTAGATATTCAGCAGATTGAACAGCATGAGCAAATGGTTCAGATGCAGGGCCAAATGGCGCAGCAAGCAGATGCTCAAGGGCAGCCTATTCCTAACTCTGACCGAAATACTGGTACTCCGCTATTAATGCCTGATAGCATTATTCCGGTCAACACCTGGGATAATCACCAACTCCACATCGATATTCACAACCGCTACCGTAAGTCTCAGGCATTTGAAATGCTGCCCGAGAAGATTAAGCAGGAGTTTGAGTCTCACGTAGCGATGCACGCTATGGCACTAAACGCAGCGGCTATGCAGGCTCAGATGATGCCTCCCGGCCCTGATGGTGGTATGGGTGCAGATAATGGTAGTGGTGCTCCTGTCGGGAGTAACCAATTTGGACCGCCCGGGACTAGTGAGGGTATGCCTCCGCCGGACGCTAGTGGTGGCGGAATGCCACCGGAAAGTATGGGTTAATCATGGCTCTTGGCACCGAAGAGATTGAACATCGTTTTGGTTTTCACAAGGCGACTGTAGAAGGCCCTAATGCTACCGCCTCTCGACACGCAGATATGCGTAAGAAGTTTCGGGATTTTGCTGAGGAACTAGACGCAGCACTTCCCGATGGTCGTGATAAGGCTCTTGTCATGACGAAACTACAGGAAGCATCCATGTGGACACACTGGGCTATTGCTCAGGATGCCCCACTAGTTAAGGAGTAATCATGGCCGATGCACAGATGGGTCCTATCGACGTAGGATTCGTAGACAAGCGGCGTGGTCGTACCTACGACGGCGTAGTTCTTACTGAGGAGGCTAACTACTCCAAGGTTTCTACGCTTAAGGCACGACTAACTGCTCTTAAGCCCTCGCAGTATACCGCTGCTAAGCTTAACAACATGACGGTTAATGACATGGTGTATGCGCTCCGTGTCGAGAGTGCTGATAGCGCTGGTATTAAGTAATCAATTGCTTGACTGCCGTAGAGCAGACTCTCTACAATAGAACCAATCCCACAACGCTAGGGCCGGAAACGGTACGGCAAGGAGATATAAAATGGACCCTGACGGTACTGAGGGTGGAGCCGACCTTACAGGCGGCGAACCGGTAGTTCAGCAAGATACAGCCCCTGTCGGTAATCAACAGGCGCCTACTGGTGAAAACCCCGCATGGGCAGAACTTCTAGGAGTTCTTCCCAGTAGCCTCCACCAGACTGTTAAGCCATATCTTGAAAAGTGGGACAGAGGCGTAAACGATAGATTCACTAGGGTACAATCTCAATACGACCCCTATAAGGACTTCCTTACTGTTGATCCTCAGCAGATTCAGGCAAGTCTACAACTAGCACAACTAGTTGCTACCGATCCGCGGTCATTCTACGACAAGATGACTGATTATTACGGAGCCGAGTGGGGTCTAGGTCAGGGCCAAGGTGACGACGACGCCGATGATTACTCTCTAGACGATGGAGAAGATGAGGACTACGATCCCGTAGCCGATAATCCTCTTTTCCAGAAACTACAAGAGCAGCAGGATACTATTGCTAACTTCCTTGCTTCCGACCTACAGCGGAAGGAGCAGGAACAGTATCAGCAAGAGGTTGAAAAGGCTGGTAGCGAGATTGACAATGCTTTTAAGTCAGTCGCTACTAAGTTCCAAATGGCAGAAGTTCCCACGCAGGCTCAGCAGATGATTCTATCTCTGTGTATGACTAACGAGGGAATTACCATTGAACAGGCAGCAGAGCAGGTTATGCCTCTCTTTGCCGGCCAGAACCGTCCGGCCCCGAGGATTATGTCTCCCGGTGGTGGAGTTCCTGCTAACAACGTCGATCCCGCTAAGATGAGTGGTACCGAGACACGTAGTGCGGTAGCCGCAATTCTTGCACAGGCTCATGCCAATCAAACGTAAAGGATAAACTGAGATGCCCGCTACCCTAGCCACAGTGGCGTCCATTCTCAAGGAAATCTACGAGCCGCAGGTTCGGGAGCAACTTGAGAATCGGACGGTCGCACTAAAGCGTATTGAGCGCAGTTCCGATGGTATTGAAACTAACGTCGGTGGTAAGTATGTTACGTTCCCGATTCACACCCGCCGTAACAGCGGTATCGGTGCTCGTAACGAAATGGAACTTCTCCCGACTCCCGGGCAGCAGGGTTACAACGCTGGTCGAGTCAACCTTAAGTTCCAGTACGGTGGTATTCAGGTCACCGGGCAGATGGTCGAACTCGCCGATAAGAACTATCAGGCATTCTCTAACGCTCTCGATCAGGAGATCAAGGGTCTTAAGAATGACCTCGGTAAGGACCTAAACCGTCAGGTTTACGGTAACGGTACTGGTACTCTCGCCACGGTTACGGCTGACGGTGCTAACACGGTTACTGTAGCCGACACGATGTATCTCCAGCTAGGTATGCAGGTCGACATTGTTGACGGTACTACGCTTGCTGCGGCTACGCCGACGGTCAAGGTTTCTAACCGACAGATCACGGCCATTAACACTACGACTGGTGTTGTTACGTACTCCGGTGCTGACGGTACGGCAGTCGCTGGTGACGTTATCACTCGTACTGGTAACGGTAACCGCGAGTGGACGGGCCTTGGCGCTATCATTCGTAACTCGGGTACGATTTACAACATTGACCCGAACGTAGAGCCTTCGTGGGTTGCTCAGGTAGATACGTCCGGTGGTAACCGTGCTGTCTCTGAGGGTCTTATGATCTCTATGGCCGATCAGATTCAGACGGCCGGCGGTAAGGTTACTGCAATCTTCGGTAACCTCGGTGTGCGTCGTGCTTACTGGAACCTGCTTTCGCAGCAGCGCCAGTACGTTAACACGCAGGAGTTCACTGGTGGTTTCAAGGGCCTCGCCTTTGTTACCGATCAGGGCGAGATTCCGTTCGTCTCCGACACGGACGCTCCCAAGAACACCATGCTCTTCGTTAACGAGGACGAACTTACTCTTTACCGCGAGGGTGAGTGGTCATGGATGGACCGCGACGGTAGCATGTTCCAGCGTGTTATCGGTTACGACGCCTACGAGGCTCGTATGTACCAGTATTCCGAGATCGGCTGCCACCGCCGTAACTCCTTCGGAATCATCGACAAGCTAACTGAGGGCTGATAGAGCCGTAGTTAGCGCATAATGTAAGGGCCGGGTCTCGTGGAGGGGGCCCGGCCCTTACTATTCGGAACTAGAAGGAGTTATCATGCCTCGTTGGGTATATACCGCGTTCGGTGTTGCTTGTGTACTAGCCATTATTTGGCTTGCTATCATCCTGCTCGGCAAGGTATCATAGTACCATGCCCACAAAGACTGTCGACGATTTGGAGAGAGAGTATCTCCAACAGGCGCTAGGGAGTAATGCCTTGCCTACTGATACAATCCAAGACCTTCGTTTGAAGTTCTACGCTAACCCCGGCGGGGCGTCTATTACTCGTACAGGGCTAGGTTCACCCGAGGGCGTTGTAACTGCCCCTGTCGGTACTATCTACAGTGACTCTGTGTTTAATCAGAACGCTGGCCTATGGTATAAGCGAAGCGGTTCGGGAAATACCGGCTGGATTATTCTCTACGGAGACACCGGCTGGCGAACTATTACTTCGTGGAACGCGGCTGGTGCTATTACTGGTCAGGCACTATCTGCTTCTTGGGGCCCGGTCGCAGGTCAGGCTGGTGCTATTCGTACTCGTCGTCTTAACGATGAGATTTATGTTGGCTTCCGCAACATGACGCGAATCGATGCAACTACCCCCTCGGTATGGGCAGCGGGTTATGTTCTCCCTCAGGGTTTTAGGCCCAGTGTTTACGCCGAAGGTATGTTTTACGCGCCTACCGGCCCTGTTGCTATGTGGCTCGGTACCGACGGTAGTGTCGGTCGAGGTACAGGGATTAAGGCAGGGGTTAACGGAGATTTTGCAGGGACTGCTGAGGGTCTAATTATCGGTCTTGCTGATAACGCTCTGTGGCCTACTGGGCTGCCCGGGTTCTAAGGAGTATTATGGCTAAAGCACGCATTTATCCTAAGGCTGACGCTAAGACTCAGTGGTTTGAGACTAAGTTCGCTCGCGGTAAGTTTACTTCGATCGAAAAGATTCTCCTACATACTACTGAGACGACCGGCTGGCCTAGTTATGCTGGCGGCTCTATGGCTCCGACTTTCACGTACCACTGTAAGAATCGTGCATGGCGTCAGCACAACTACCTAGACACGTCTGCTCGCGCTCTCGCTGATCCAGACGCTACGGTAGTTAAGGAGAACCGAGACAACGTAGTGCAGATCGAGATTATCGCCTACGCTGACGAGAAAATGGCTGCATCTGTAGGGGGACTCCCGGTTAGTAAGCTAACTGAGGATAACCTTAAGGACCTCGCCACCTTCATCGTTTGGGTTCGCAAGGAATGGGGTGGACCTCCGCTAGTAAGCACTAAGTTCGCTCCGTACCCCGAGTCCTACGGTGCTAACAACTACCGCCTTACCGGCCCTCAGTATGATGCGTTCAAGGGTATCCTAGGACACTCTAACGTACCGGCTGGGGATACTTGGGGTAACCGACACGGTGATCCCGGTGCTCTTAACATTGATCGTATTATGGTCCTTGCTAAGAATCTCGAAACAGTAGTAACGAAGCCTCCGGTCACTAAGCCGCCGGCCGTTACCCCTCCAACAGATGAGGTTATTGTGATTTCTGACGCTGACGCCACAAAGATTGCTCAGAAGGTATGGGGTTTCCCCATCCAGAACCACGACCCGAAGCCTAACGATAACATTCCCCCGGCTACGTATGCGGCTAAGTCCTACACGGTAATGGGTAACTTCCGTGGTGCAGACCTACAGGCTCGTATGACTAAGGTTGAGGCTGACATTGCTGAGATTCTTTCTCTTCTAAGGGCACCTAAGCCATGAGTCTACAGGGAGCCTACATTCTAGATAACGCCAGCGGCCACGCGCTGTCGGCTCAGCATACTCGCATTGCTGAGATTATTCGGGACTACAATCCTGAACTAGAACTTGCGTGGATTCCCCCGAGTGACCGTACTGCTTTCGATGCTAAGCCGTTTGCTATTATTCATAATCAGCCTAATGGTCAGCGTTACGTAGTCGGAACGTTCACCGAGGCTGAAATGGACCATCGCATCATCGCCCACCTGTTTAATCACGATGCACGGCAGCGAGACGTGTTTAGTGATATGGAACGTGAGAATACCGCTAAGGAACTTCTCCGTCTCAAAGAGGTAAGCGACGAGATCGAAGAGAAGCGTGAAATGGGTCGCGCCATGATTAATACTCGAAAGAGCACATGGCGTCATGGAGGAAAGAAGTATAATCTACTATGACCTTTAATGTCACCAAAAAGGTATCTGATATCGCAGCAGACGTTAAGCGGACGTTTGGCGATGAGTCAGGCGTTCAGGTTACCGATGCAGATATCGTTCGATGGGTTAATTCCGCCCAAGTCGAAATTGTATCTAAGAATCAGATTCTCCCTTCGGTGGCAACTACCGCTTCTATCGCCAGTGCGATGGATTACAATGTTTCCTCACTGAACATGCAGAGTATCAACTCGGTGAATTACGCAGGTGTGAAACTTAAGGCCCTGTCGTTCACTGATTTTGAGGACAACATTACAAGTGAGGACCCGAACGGTACCGCTACAGGCGTTCCACAAGTGTGGACACGTTGGGGTAACGTAATCAGACTGTACCCCTCCCCGAGCCAGTCTGGCGTAGATATCAAGATCTACTATTACGCGCTCCCAACACCTGTAGCGGTACTCGCGGACTTCCTATCGCTGCCTGATAACTACTACAACCGTATTCTAGAGTACGTGTTGGCTCAGGCATACGAAATGGACGAGAACTTCGCGGCCGCAGACAACAAGATTAACCGTTTCGACAGCAACCTTGTCGGAATGATGGGCGATGAGAACGTTCCTGCTCAGGATACGTACCCTGTAATCACAGTTCGACCTGAGGATTTGTAATATGCCGGGCCAGCCTGTAAAGATCGGGCCGTTTGTAGGTGGAATGAACACCTACAGCGGTCCTACAGTCATCGCTGACAACGAAGCCGTACTACTACAGAACCTAGACGTTGACCTAGACGGCTCTTTGCTTGCTAGGCCCGGTGTAGTTATGTCTGCTGCCCCTGCTACGGGTGCAGTTTCCCACGTTCTCGGTACTTTTCGTGCTAAGACTGGTGAAGTTTACATTATTACTTCTTGGGGCGTTAGCGTAAGGGCGTTTAACACCGCGACTTCCGCATGGTCTACTATTTCAGCCACGGGTGACTACACAGCCTGCGTCCAGTACGCGGATTCCCTATGGTTGGTACGTAAGCCTTCCGGTGTTACTCAGGGCGGCGGTAAATGGGACCCCGTAGCCGGATATACTGCGGTTGCTAACATGCCACGCGGCTTTTCTTGTTGTATTTACAAGGAACGCATGTTTATTAGCGCTTCTCGTAACAATGACGACACAAGTATTAACCGTGTGAAGTTTTCTAACGCTGCTGACCCGAATACGTGGACTGTTACGGACTACTTCGACGTAAACGCCGGTGATGGTGACGATATCACCAAGATTTACTCATATGACTCTAGCATTGTCATCTTCAAGTCCGACAGCACATATATCTTCGCGTATGAGTCCTCGCCTACTAAGGGTATTGTGCAGAAGGTGTCCTCCACCATCGGCGCTAACAATGCGTTCTCCGTAGTCGAGTATGAGAACAACCTTTTTGTGATGCATGAAGCCAACGTCTATCGTATTTCAAACTGGAACTGGGAACAGGCTAACCTGAAACTTCCGTTTGAGTATCGTAACGTATTTGGCTCCGGTGAAATGGAGAAGAGTTCTCTATCGCTACTGGGTAACCGTGTTCTGGCTAGGTACTACGACAAGTATTACGTACTAGGACTTAAGACTGGTGCATGGTCACAGTGGGACTTCTCGCTTAAGGGCTACACACCTTCTGAGTTTGTCACCAACCCTAACATTAACGCCCTTGTCGGTGCTCCGAACTACTACGCTGCTAGTTATGTTGCTACTAATCAGCAGTTCTACTTCTTCATCGATGGAAAGTTCAATACTGACGAGGACTTCGTTATCAAGCTAGTTACGAAGTCATACGACTTTGGGCCTTCCTACTCTTTCAAGCGTCTCTACTGGTGGGGCGTTGATATCCTAGGAACCGCTGCTACTACGTTCAAGGTTATCCCTAACGTGTACGCTGTTCCTGTTAAGTGGGGTCAACTAATCGGTGTTCCGATTCCTAGCCTTGGCACTTGGGGTCGTCCTCTTGAACCGGCTATCGATGTTACGGACGCTGCTAGCGGTGGTGGAGGTACGGCTTATCGAACGTTTATTAAACTTCTAAAAGGCTTGCGATTCAGGCAGTTGCAGTTTACACTAGAAGCAACGTACAAGGGGCTTAACTCCACTGCGGCTTACCGTATCTTCTCGCTTACTGCTCACGTAGATAGTAAGCAGACTGTATCGAAGAAGGTTTCATAATGCCAGATGCCAACTTCATGCAGTACCTACAGGGGAATATTCAGACTTTTAACCCGTATGGTGCTGGTAAGAAAGTTTATGGCGGTGGGAGGT